CTTCATCTCTCATAACCTTATTCATATGTCTATTGGCTGCTAAAGCACTTTCCTGAATGATACGCCATCCTGATAAGGTGATAGCTTCGCTTAATATTGCTTTGTTCATTGCATATCTAAATGAAGGTAATGCTGTTGCACCATATAAAGAGTTAAGTAGGATTTTCATTGTGTATTGCAGTAGGTGATATTTTTCTCCACCTTTTTCATCTCCTGCTTTATAGCATTTTTTCATTTCACCTTTATAGTATACTCTTTCTTGAAACCACTTATCTAGAATAATTGAAAAGACAGATTTTCTATCAGTTCTAAAAAATGTTCCATTTGCAGATAAAGACCATTTATTATCTATAACTAAGTTAATAAGATTTTTTACTTTTATTTGAGTACGTTTACCCTTAATATTTTCTATAAGTAATTCCTCTTCAGGATCTTTATTTTTTAAATCATTTAAACCTAAATAGTTATGTCGATCAGGTTTAGGGGAGTTGGTTTCTGAGTCTAGATATGGTTTAAAATAAAGATCATCGGGTAAAATTTCATTTATAATTCTTCCCACAAATGTTTCTTTACCAATGTTTAAAGACATGATAATACAAGGATATAGTGAAGTTAAATCCTCATCAAACATGTTTTTATATATACCTGCTTTAGGACAAAATAAATAACCACCAGCATATCCTAGTTTTTTAACTGGTTTTCTTTCTTTTGATGGTGGGACTATATTTTCAGATAAAAGATATGCAGAAATTGCGCCATCATGTATTACAGATGAACTATATACCTCACTATATCTTGTTTTTCCTTTATGAGCTAAGTTTCGTGTTAAAGTTAAATATTGAGATTTTTTATCCCATTCAACTAAAATTTCAACGTCTCGAAAGTTGTATTGAATAAACTTAAGTTTATCTTCTTCAAATAATCTATCGAGTGAACCATTATATTCTATCTTATTTAACCCAGCATATTTTTCTCCCAATGAGTCTAATTTCCAACTTGGTTCATCCTCCCAACTATATTTTTTATGCATTCTCATATAGTCAAGACTTTCTACACCTACTATATCTATGGGTTGGTCAGTATTCCAAAATTCATCTGTCCCCCATTTTTTACGTTCAATAACTTGTCCTAATGGAGATAGATATCCTGCCATTTCTGCTCCTAAAACATTACATATTCTATAATATAGGTAGGGAATATCGAAATAGTCACTGTTATATCCTACAAGTATATCTGGGTCTATTTCTCTGATTCGTTCTAGAAATTTTGCTAGAAGTTCCTCTTCAGATACTACAGGGATAATTTCTTTGTTTTTAGCAAGATAGTGTTTAATAGTACGTTTAGGATCTAAAATTAAAATGTACCACATATCTACTTGTTTATCATACCAAGCAATAGAAGTTACTTTCTTTGGAGCAGAACGGATATATTCAGGTGTAAGTTGGTCACCCATTTCAATCTCAATATCGAAAAATACCTCTCTATGAGTTGTTGAAGGTTCATCGTTTATACCATACTTTTCTATTAAGAATTTTTGATATGGTTTCATATCGTGAAAATGGAGTTTAGGATCATTTTTATCCCATTTTTTAACCTTAATTAAGGGTTCACCATTGATGCCCATATGAGTAGCATCATATTCATCACATTCTTTATAGACTTGGTTTACCCATTCTATTTGTTGATAACCCCTATCTTCCCACAAGTGTATTTTGAATTTATTATAACTTAGCCGTTCGGCGTGTATTTTTTTGTACATATAACCTTTTTAATAAAGATAAAAAAAAACCTGTCAGAAGACAAGCTTTTTAATTTTTTAAATAAAGATTTTAATTATAGGTTTGTGTTTGATGCGTCTGTTGACTCTCCAAATCTTATTTTATTTTGAATTTCATCGCCTTTTTTGTATTTAGACGCACCCATAAGACCTGTAGCTGCACCTGCAATTAAAGCAGCTAAACCTGCAACTGGGTTTATTACGCTAAGAGCTCCTAGTGCTAAGCCTCCAATTGAAGTTGTTAATCCACCTATTCCCAATATTTGGCCTATTCTCTTCATCCCTTGAGCTTTGTTATAATTCGATGAGTTTCTAGAACGATTTCTTTCTCTTTCTCTTCTCTCCCTCTCTTCTTCTCTATCCGAAATGGCCTTCTTTTTCCAGTATGGCTTTAGATTAGAGTCTCCGTATTCAGAACTATGGTCCCAATCAGTATGGCCAACGGCTTCATTTATTTCATCTGCAACTCCAGATTTCATTAAAGCCATTTCAACTTTTTTAGAATCTGCTAAATCTTCAATTGATAAATTGAGCTTTTTGGCTAATCCAGGCAATGATTTTTCAGCCTCTTTTCTTGAAGATGGGTCTGATTCAATCTTTTTTGCAGCCTCATCCTCCACCTTTGCTTTAACAGTTTCCTCTTTTTCATTTAAAGCATCTTCTCTTAATGCTTTTAATTTTTCCTTATACTCACCTTCAGTGATAATACCAGCGAGTTTTTGCATGTATAAAAATTCTTTGTTCATTTTTTTTTATTAAAGTTGTCTATGTTTGTTTATTTTTAATTTTAACTTTGGATTTACTTAAACCACTTACTTTGTTTTATACAGTTTGATTTGGAATCCATTTTCTTCTAAAAATGAATTAATTTTTTGAATAAATTCACTGTTATCAAGTTCAACTTCGTTATCAAGTTCAACTTCAATAGAAGGTTTAAGTTTAGCTATATTTTTTCCATTAACTAAACTAACAGCATCTAAAAGTTCATCAACATCAGATCCTACCATTTTAAATTTATTTTCATTTATTTTATACAGTTTGATTTGGAATCCATTTTCTTCTAAAAATGAATTAATTTTTTGAATAAATTCACTGTTATCAAATTCACTGTTATCAAATTCAACTTCAATAGAAGGTTTAAGTTTAGCTATATTTTTTCCATTAACTAAACTAACAGCATCTAAAAGTTCATCAACATCAGATCCTACCATTTCAAATTTATTTTCATTTAGTTGGGATTTGTACTCACTTTCTGTGATGATACCAGCGAGTTTTTGCATGTATAAAAATTCTTTGTTCATTTTTTTTTTATTATTTTTTACGATATAGTTTCTTATAATTCCAAAGATATGCAGCAGCACCAGCTGCTAATGCCGCTATAATTAAGGCTGGATTGGCGTGTCCACTACCAACAATTTTCATACCAGCACCAGCTAATCCACTACTAGCAGAAAGCATTGTAAACAAAGCGGATGTTGCTTTTGATATTTGGTCTCCACTAATTTCATTCAATGTCAATGCATCAGATACTTTTTTCCTATTTGCCATATCCTTCAAAGATAAACCAGTATCATCTTGTAAACTTTTAAGGGCTTTCATTGCTAATTTTTTCAAATCTTCATTTTTATCTAATTCTGATTTTATTTTATCTTCTATTTTATCAAGCTTGTTATCATCTACATCTAAACCTTCTGCTTCTCTTACAGTTTGTAATTTTTCTTTGTACTCACCTTCAGTGATAATACCAGCGAGTTTTTGCATGTGTAAAAATTCCTTGTTCATTTTTTTTTTATTAAGATATTTTATTATAAATATGTAGAGAATGCTTTCTATTCAAAAAACTGCTTTAGATTTGGTCTAAAATAGTTAACACTCTTCATCACCTTCATATCTCTTGTTCTATAGACAACATATCCAGTTTCTTCAGAACCTTCATAATGACACGATTCACCTTGCTCTTCACTTCGTACTTTAATGGTTTCTTGAGCTTCTTCTTCTGTTTTACAAATTTTAGACATATTGGATGCTTGTACTTCAGCATATCCTGGGAGGATTTTATCTTTGAGGCCAAAGACCAAAGCGCCATTTCCTAAACCAACATATGTAATATCTAAAATTGCATCTAGAATACCAACAATATCATCTTGTTCAATTGCTTCTTTCATCTCATCAAGTTCTTCTTGAATGAAATCAACTACAAACTGTGCGTCTTTTTTATCAATAGTTGGTTCAGTTCTATTCTGCCAACCCTTACCCATTGTAATGTTAAATTCTTCTACTTCATCTACAAATGGTACTTCTTTTTCTATATCTCGGGCAAAAGAAGCATTTTCATACTGGTATTCACTAATGAGTTGTTTTTTTAGTTTTGTGATTTTTCTTTCCATAACTTTATTTATTTTCTATTAAGTAATAATATAATCTTTCTTTTACAGTATTTTTCCAAATATTTATTCTAGATTGAGAAAAACTATCTTTTCGTTTAGGATCTATTAAAATCATTAAATTACCTTGTAATTCAGCATCTATTAAAGATAGAACTTCTTCTTTTGTTAAATCCATTTTTTTAGATATTATGTCCTCCGTTGTTAATTTTTAGGCTATCAAAAAATTCTTTACGTGCATTATTTGTATCGTCTCTAAATGCTCCTGATGCTTTAGTAGTAACCATTGCTGCTCCTTGATGTTTAACACCTCTACAAGATACACAATTATGAGTACCTACAATAGTAACAATTGCACCTAAATTACCTTCAGTAATTTTATCTACAGCATTATGAATTGCTGATGTAAGTTGCTCTTGAATAGCACCTCTACGACCAAATAATTCTACAATGCGATTTAATTTAGACAAACCAATTACTTGACCTTTAATTCCTGCAATATATCCAATATGAACTACTCCTCCAATTGTTTGATGATGATGAGAACACATTGAAGTAAGTGGAATATTTCTTTCAATAATTATACCATCATATCCATCTGAAGGGAATGAAGTGATTGGGGACATTGCATTATAACGGCCTGCCCAGAGATCATTTACATAGGCTTTAGCTACACGACGAGGTGTTTCCATAGAGTTTGGGTCATTTCTCCAATCACATTTTAGAGCATCTAAAAATTTTCCATATGCTTCTTCTGCTTCATCAATCATTGATAATTTTTCTTTATCGGTAAGTGGGAAACCAGGTGCTACTCCATTTGCAAATCCTGTTTGCACTACTTCTAAATTTTCATGTAGTTTTCTACGTTTATTTTCCATCTATTTTATTTTATATTGTTTTTTATATACCTCAATAAAAGATTTTCCTATACCAATATCAAGGATTTCATAATTATTTGGAATAAGAGGAATATGCTTACGGTTAGTAATGATAGCATCTATCTCATAATCTGTAAAAGTGCTTAAATAATATTTTTTACCTGTGGGTTTTTTATAAACAACACATATAACAGTTTTTTCACTTTTAGGACGTCCTGTTCTTACGAATGAGGGGTTTGATGTGATTTTTTTAGGAGGTCTTCCTCTTCCCATAACTTTTATTTTTATTGTAATATATGAAGGAGATTTTGTTCCTCCAAACTATCTGTTATATAAATCTCTAACTTCGTGAGCAGATTTTACACCAACTAATCGACCCTTTTCTATTCCATTTTCAATTAAAATTATGGTTGGAACAGAACGTACATTATGTTGTATAGCAGTTTGTGAAGAAATCTCTACATCAATAAAAGTAATTGATATTTCTGATTGTAAAGATTCTATTACAGGTTTAAATTGTTTACAGGGTTGACACCATGGTGCACTAAAATATAGTAATTGTTTCATTTTGTTATAATATAATTAATTTGGTAATCTCCGAATGTTGTTGTGACTGTATACATATTAAACTCCTCTTTTAGTATCAAATGCAATGATGTGGTCTCTACCAGTCATATTATACCCTTTTTCAGCACACATTTCAAATACAATAGGATACATTTTAATCAACTCCTCTCGAGTATCGCCTGCTGGCATGATATATGTTTTATCTTTTGGAATACCTAATGATAAACGGAATGCTTCAATCTGACCTAGATTTTTTTCAGTACCATCCCAAACTGGTTTATAGTGATAGTCTGTGTGAGATTCTATCATTTGTCTGCAGGTATGAGGGTTTAATCTAAATTTATTATGTTGGTCGATTATTTTTTGGTCCACTACTTTTCCTTGAGGTGTAGCAACCCCTAATTTAGGAACGCTATTACTAAACTTAGGGCTAAGCGAGATGAGTCCTATAGGATAATCGGTTTCAATAAAATGTGAACCTTCTGTCTCAATCGTGATAAGAATGTCTCGCTCATTTGCAAAGTGTGTTAGTTCGTTTACTAATGCTGGATGCATTGTGGGGCTTCCTCCTGTTAACATCATCTCTTTAATGTGTGGATTCTCGTCATAGATCTTAATAATGTCTTTAAACGTGAATGTACCCTTTTCTGGGTGGATACTTGTATACCAGCTGTCACACCAACCTCCTTCACCAAAGTAGCATCGATGAGTGCATCCAGTAGTTCTAACTGCTATAGTTGGTCTACCGAATCTAGAACCTTCACTTTGAACACATCTATATAATTCAACGATAGGTAATGTTTTATTATAATCTTCTATTCTTTTCATTATTGTTATTGTTTTAAGTTTGAACATATTAAATATGCTTCTTCTAATGTGATTCCCTCAACTTCAGGTCTAAATCCCACCATATTGCTGCCTTCAACTCTTAAATTATCTTTAGAACTTTCAAACCAACAGTCTGGGTTGTAGTGGCACCACCATCCATTTTCTAGTAGATATTGATGTTTTTTAGCTTTACTCTTCATATATACTAGAATTATTATCGTTCTCAAAACATTCTACTTTGATACATTTGCATCTACCCGCATCTGTTTTAGATAGAACTTCATTAAATTTATCATATACTAATTTTGCACATGATTCTGCTCCCATTTTATCCATAATACGTAAAGCACAAATACCTTCCATTGCCATAGTTTCAAATAAATCTAAATATGGATCATCTTTTTCAATTAATAATGTGTGATCCCACATATAGTTCATCCAAGATTTTAAACCATTACCTTTAGGTGCGTCTTTGAAGCCACCATAATCAACGATCCAATTCATATCATCTAATTGGTTTTCCTCTAATGGTTCAATGGATGAAAACCAAACTTTAAATTTTAGAGCATAACCATGCAATAATTCACAGTGTGAATGTGAGGCTTTATGTTGTCTAAGCGCTACGGAATAATTTTCAAATAGTTTTGTGCTAATATATCTACTCATATTATTGATTATATGTTTCTAAAACTTTTGTTACTTCATTTACTACATATTCCCATGTTACCGGACCGGTATTATCTGCATAACGTACAGGATCAGGGCGACCTAATTTAATAAAGGCTTCTACACGTTCAACTGATGATGCTGATTTATAGTCTGAATACCAATTGTCACCTGAAGATGAGATAATTTGGATTGGTTTATAACTTGTATTTGTACGTTTGTATACTTCATTAAAATCTAATCCTAATTCTTTACATAGCATTTCTCCATCTTGTAAAATGGTAAATTTATTACCTTCAAGATATGGGGTAAAATATCCTACACTATCAGCATCCCAATTACCCATTCTAAAAGCATAATCATCTGCATCTCTAAATTCAGCTCTACAGTCAGGATAAATGCTATGATCACCTGCATGAATACCCATTGCAATGTCACAATTTTCACCTGTTTTATTTGCTATTGAAAGTGCAACAGCTTGAGTAATAGAAGCAAATATTTTGTTTCTGTTTGGGACAACAGTTGCTTTCATATTATCCTCAGCATAATGTCCTTCAGGTACATCATTTCCTCCTGTTACTAAAGCTGAATCAAGTAGATCTACTAATCCATTTAGTTGGATTTGACGATAAGTAACTTTAGGAAAATGATGTAAAATAACTTCTGAGGTTTCAGATTTATATTTTGTTTCATCAGCATTATCATTTAAGTAATCTATCAATGATTGAGCTCTCTCTAGCTCTACTCTGTGCTTTTGTCCATAATCAAATGAAATAGCTGTTACACTATCATACTCTTTTAGACATCTAAGCAATAATGTGCTTGAGTCCATTCCCCCACTAAGTGAAATCACTACATGTTTTTTATTTTTCATAATTTATTTGATATTGTTTTAATAATCTCTATATCTTCATTGGATAACTGGTAGAAGTTATTCCATAATTTAGTTAAATTATTTCGGAATTGTTCTTCATCAAAAGATTCTTCATTACCTCTAATTAGTTTCCTAATATTAGGTTTTAAATGGTTTTCTAAAATACCATCATCTAATAACCATACAGCCATTTCTTCTTTATCATACCTAGACATTTTATCATAAATTTCGTCTAGATCTATATCAACATTAATATAAGGCATATTTTAAAATTTAAAAAGGTAAATCATAATCTTGTATATCACCTAATGTAAGATTTTCTTCAGGTTTCTCAAAATAAAAATCCAAAAAATCTTTAGGATATAAATGTACAGTACCCGTATATTTTGGATTAGAGATTTGACGTTCTTGTGGTTTAATACCACCTTGATAAGCTGCTTGAGCAACTTCCCCACCTAATTCCTTGCCTGCAGGTTTCCCTAAGTAGTCATAAAGAGATAAATATTCAATTTTATTTTCCATAATTTTTATTTTTAATATATTAAATAAAGATGGGGATTCCAAATTAGAGTCCATTTATTTTTTTAAACATTTCAACGTTAAATTCTACAAGATCTTCGTTAACAAAGTCAATACTTACATCTTGATATTTGTTCATATTGGCAATTGGTTTCATATGTAGTCCCATTTTTGTATAAGGCATTTCACCAATTGCAGCCATAATTGGATTTGAAGTATCAATCGATTCGATACATTCTATATTTTTATACATTCCAAATTCAATAGGAGATGCAGTACCTAAAAGATGAACTCTATCAAATTTAGTTAATATATCTTGTTCATATAAAAATGAAAGTACAATGAAACGACCAATTGCTTTTCCAAGATCTTTATTTGGGTGAGGACACATTTTATTATAATATGAAGCTCCATATGAATATGCTATTTTTTTATATCCTAAATCTTTATAGGATTGTGTACAAAGTATAGCTTCATGAATTGATCTTGCTTGGACTACAGCACATTTAGTAACACCTTCAGGTACTTCAATATTCACCCATCTTCTAGCGTTGACAACAGATGCATCTTTATCCTCCCATACATCTGGGATAAAAAATGTTGATGGTTCTAGGATTTTCATCCATTTGATTAAGGTGATATCATCCATCGCGTATCCTAGTTCGTGAAGACTATTGTCGAGATAAATCTCCACACCGTTTTCTTTACATTTAAGAAAATGGTTTCTATATTCCTCGTTTGATTCTAGTAGATGAGGGAGAGCATATTGGTAGTCATTGAATTTAAGACTTTGTTCTAAGAGACAAAAAGGAACTTCATGTGATATTTTTATTTTTTTCATAGTATTAATTTAATGCAAACATATATTCTTTTTCTTTAACTTCCAATCTTTCTTGAGTAGAAAAACGCACAGCATCATATCCAACCCAACGCATACCCCATTTTGTGGTACCTTCATTTATCGCGCCTTTAATAATGTAAACTCGCTGATCTAATAAATTTAAATATTCATGTTCGACTTCATATTCTTTCCCTTCAACAATATTGGCTCCTGGAGGGAGGTTTTGGTTATTTGTGCAGATTACTTTTCTCATTATATGAATTTGTTTTTTAGATTATGTTTATCAACGATATTTTTTAATTTATTCCCATAATTGGGGTCTTCGGCGTAGTAATTATTTAAATATTCATAAAACTGTTGTTCTGTTTTTAACTGTGAAGTATATGTTGCTCTATAATAAGCATAATCTAATAAACAATCTTCCCATGATTTAAAATAAGCATGTCCACATTGAGTACCAATAGCAAGGTTTATTCGAGATTTAGCTTCCTTCATTCCAAACATATTATTATTTTCTAAAAACATTTTAGAAGTAAATTGACCTGATTCTAAATAGGCTTGGGCTAGAGCAATATGAGGAAATTTAATGTTAAGTTCCTTAATTTTATATATAAATTTATCCTCAGTAAACTTATTTGCTTCTTCAGCTATTAATATTTTTTCATATTTTTGGTTTATTTGAGATATCTCTGTTAAAGGCATATCAGGGATGAAAAACATTTGAAATATTTTAATACTTAAATATCCAACAATAATATTAGATAATATAAGTACTATATAATATTTTTTTAATAAATGTAATATATTCACCTTATCATATGTAAGGGACTTGTTGCAAAATTTGTAAAAACGCATAACTTTTATTTTATTTTAATTTAATAACTTTTATTTAAGAATACAGTTTTTTTTAGGTCTTCCTCTTTTTTTCCGAGAATTAAGGGAGTGGTCAAAGGTTTTGCGGACATAATAGTATAGTTCTTCTATTGTACCATCAAAACCAATTATAAGATCATCATATTCTTCTTCAGAAATTACAAATTGAGATAGAAAATTTTCTTTAAGTTCTTTTAATAAGGATTCTTCATTTTTTTCAAAATCATCCCATAATCTTTTTCTACGTTGTAGATCAACTCCATTATTTTCTAATAATTTTTGTATGTCCTTTTTATATTCTTCATATTTAGTATTAATTTCTATTTCACAATAAAGAGCTTGATAATAATAATGTGAATATTCAAATTCTTTATTTTTGATTCTATCTAAAAATGAAGCACCCTTAGGTAAAGGTTTATTAGGACTATCAAATCTTCTCCACCAAAAAAATCTATTATAGTTTAGAGGTTGAAGTTCTGAAATTTTTCTTTTAATATAATCAGGATTTGAGACTTTATATAACATAACCTTTAATTTTAAAATTAATATACGAAACCTTTTTTACATCTCCAAGCTTTTAATATTCTATTTGATTATCTTTTAAATTTTGATAATTTTTTAACTGTTCATTTAGATTATTTAAAGCTAAACCTTTTTTCTTAGATGAAACTGTAGAGTTTTGAATTTTATTGATTTCTTTTTTTAAAGAATCAATTTTAAAATCTATTTCGTTATCTTTGATGGGTTGGGAGGGTAGTAGGGTTTGTGGGGAGGGTGAGGGAGGAGATGGTAGAGATCCATTATCTGCATCTAATTTAGGTTTTAAGTTTTTGAATGATTGGTTTGTTGCTATAACTAAAGCAATGGCTAAGGGGTCAAAAACAAATATTAATATTAATATAAGCCAATTAGCTACAGTTTTAAGAGGTTTACCTGTTATTTCACTCATATATTTTACTACACCTAATTCTCCATTTAACTCTTCAGTAGACTCTAAGTTTAAAATTTCTAATTCAAGTTTAGTTATACTATCATTTAAAATATCTATTTGTTTTGAGATCGTATCTCTTGATTGAATTGATAGTTCTAATTGAGTTTCAAAGGTTTTACGAGCCGCACTGGATGTGGTTGAGATGATTTCTCCTGTTTCTTTGTCTTTATATTCTATTCGTGTTCCTGAAGAGAGTTGTTTTCGGAGTTCTGAAATGTCTTCTGTTAGGGTGAGTTTTTCAGTTTGTTTTTCTTGTTTAGTGATTAAAAATCTAGTCTTTTTAGTCTCTATATTTTCTATAAGACTTTGATTAATGTTTAAGTTTGCGATATTTTCAGTAAATCCTTTACTTAGTAAACCATAAATTCCTATAGAGGTAATTAAAGATAATACTATTAAGGCTCCTGTTAAATATAATTTTAAGAAGATATATGTGTTTTTCCATTGATTATGAAGATATGTTGCAATTACAAGTTTAGAGAATTCTAAAAAAGATCCCATTATAATAACTGGTAAAGCAACAGCGCTAAAAACAACTGAAAGTCCTAATACACTATAGTAAGCAGCAGTAGTGGATAATCCTAAAGCACATATTAATAATATCCAAGGTAAGATTTTTTTATTCATATTAATAAATATAAATAACTATATCTAAGAAATCAAATACTTTTTAGCATTTTTACTTATTTTTTTCTGTGGCATACTTAACACCCATAATAGTACCTATAATACTAAAAGAGTTAGTCAGAAGTATACCAAACAAATTTGACCAAGTAGACTCCAATATAGGATTCTCTCTTCCAGCAACCAAGGTAAAGGCAAAAAGAAATGTAGTAATTACACCTACTCCTAAAATTACCCACAAAGCTACAGTAACAATTTTTCCTATAAGTTCAAATTGGGTTTTTTTCTGCATTAATTCTAAATCTTCTAATGCTTTATCTTTACCTTTTTCAGCTTCTTGTCTTAATTTATCAGCTTCCCATTCAGCGTTTTTAGCTTCTTCTAAGGCTGATTGGAGCTCTTCCATAAGAGAATCATTTTCTTCTTGTTTAGCAATTAATTCTTTATTTTGTTGCTGGACTTGTTTAGTTACCTCTAGTCGTTTTTTACGGGTGGAGACATCTTTTTCTTTACAGAATTTAAGGTATTCCTCGAATTCTTTATCGCCTTTAGGAGCTTTAAGAAGTTTAAGGAAATTACCCTCTACATAGATTTTTTTTGTTTTAGCAACCTCTAGTAGAACATTTCTGGTATGTTCTGTTACTTCAACCATTACCTATAAACTTTAAATGGGTTTGTTTTGTTTTTGTACCCTTCATAATCATTTCTAAATTCTTCTAAACGAGGTTCGATATCATCTGATTTAATAATCCAGAATTGGGCTCCTGCTGCTTTAGCTTTTTCAATTTCTTGATTATCATCCGAAGAAGAAATGATACCAATCACACACCCATTACCATATTCATGGTTAATTTTATCTACCATCTCAATTCCATTAAATGAAGAACCAATGATATTTAAATCAACAAACACACATTCAGGGCGTTCATGATTTACATCATCAGGGAACCATTCTTTAAATTTTTTATCAGCTTCATCTGATGAATTAAGGGCTTCTAAAGAAAGAGTGATGTCCAAGATGCTACATGCATCTTCAAACACTAAGTGAAATAGATCTTCGTCATCTATTAACATAATAGAGTTTATCATTGTGCTCATTTAATTTTTATTTTTAATTTTGTTCCTGGGTTTGTTTTTTCTGCTATTATCTCGAAACCATGTTCTTTTAGTATGGCTATACATATGTTTAAACCTAATCCGGAGCCACTTTCTTTTTGGTCTTTTTTACGGGTATACGGTTTAGATAATTCGGTAAATTCTGATTGAGACATTCCTCTCCCATTATCTTGAACAACTAAAGTGTCACTATTTTCCATATAAATCATAACTGATTTAGTAGAACTATCATTATATTTTAACCCATTGCGGATTAAATTATCAATTGCAGTACAAAATAGAGGTTCATTAACCTCCACAATAGGGAGTTCATCTATTAAGACTTGTTTAGTATAGGAAGTAGATGATAAATAATTTTTTAAAATTTCTCCTAAATTATGTTCTTTTTTTTCTAATTGAACTTGTTCTTTAACAAGATTAGTAAATTCTTTTACTCCAGCATAAACCTTTTGTGTATGCTTTAATCCTTCTTCTAACATTCTAAGAGGAGCATCAATTTTTAATTCTTTAATTTGATCCTCTGATAATCTTCTTTTTAGAGAATTTAAACCTCTAGGCATATAAGTATTAATACCTGAATGCATATCATGTCTTAGGATTTTTGCGGCGTGTTCTAAGTATGAGTTCTTTTGATTAACTATTTCTTCGGCTTCATGTTGAGCTGTAACATCTGTAGCAACTTTTAGTACAGTGCTATATTTACCGTTTTCATCTTTAATAGGAGTATAATTACCAAACAACCATTTTTTAGAACCATCTTTAGCTACTCGTTCAAATTCACCCGTAATACTTTCACCACGTCTTAATGTTTCCCAAAATTCAACATATTCTTTACTTTTTGCGTATTCAGGAGTAACCATTGAACTATGAGGTTTTTTAACCATATTTTTTTCTTGACAACTCATCATATTACAAAAATTATCATTTGCTGTAATAATATAACCATCTACAGTTAGGGTTACAACTAAATTTGATTTACTAATTCCTTCAAGTTGAGAGTTAATCTGGGATTCTCTAAGCTTAAATATTTTAAGAAATTCACCGATTACCATAAAGAACGGAGGCATAAATCCTATAATACACACATACCCAAATTGGGCTAAAAATATAGAATTTTCACATATCCCAAATACAATGCAAGTTTGTACTGCAAAAAAGATAAACATAATAGCCCCTGCTAAAGCAAGAGCTATTTTAGATCTTATTGATATACCTTCTAAAGCTGACATTTTTTAAAGCCGAGTTTTTCAAAGACCCATTTTGAGGGACAAAACTTGGTCCAAACGCCAACATTAAGCATAACAATTACAAATAATACAACCCACCAGTTTGTATAAATTAAACCACCTAATAATACTAATGACATTAGAAGGTATACAGCTCTAATTGAGGTCCAATTTTTCATGATCTTTCGCCTTTATGTTTATCGATTTTATCTAAAATAATGTTTAATAACTCATTTTTGATAAAACCTGCCATAGAAGCATTTTTAAGAGCTGACATAAGTTGGAATACTATAAATGGGGTAATAACGGTTTCACTTAACCAACTTGTACCAGCAAAACCTTTTTCAATCATTAATAGAGCTGTAAGGATTATTTCCCAGGTTGCTAATGATTTTAATACTTTAAGGGCTTTATATGTTTTAAATCCTTCCCTTTTGATACCGGCTATTACACCAAAAAACCCATCTAATAGAAGTACAGCAGCCACCGCTAGATATTGTTCTACGTTTGCCATTGTTAAATCCATAAAATAGGAACAAATAAATCCTATTGATGCTGCTCCAGCTACTGTTACTTTCATGAATGTTGATTTGATCATCTTTAGTGTAGGGGTATAGTTTGTATAAAAGCGATTTTAATACGAATCCATAATCTTTGTTTCCAAGATAATGATTTAAATTCTTCTGTTTTATAAATATCTTCTAACTCTTTCATTACAAATTTACTAACATATCCATCAACTCTTGTTGTGGGAACATATCTACTTTATCTTTTCTTATGTTAGTGTGAGTCCAAAGGCCTTTTACTCTTCCGTAATAAGCATCTTCGTTAAATTCGAAAGCATCAGCACCTTTTTCTTTAATTAAAGCAGGTAAACCCGCTCTAACATCAATGCTATCTCTTTCAGCAATCCATAAAATCCATTTATGTAAAGCTTCAATTTGAGCATCTGAGTAACGATGCCATAATTTGTGTCCTCTAAATTCTTTTGATAATTCTACAATCTGTGAATCTGCGACTGTAGTACCTGCATAGGTTTTACCATTTACAACATAACCAAAATTACATACTTCAATACCAACTGAATTTATATGCATTTTTTGGGAACCATTTTTACCTAAATGCCAACCATAATCTCCATGTGGGAATGCCTGTACCATTTCTCCATCGTACTTATCATCGTTTCCTTTTACAGAAGGACCTCCTAATACGAATTCTGTAGCTACTGCACCTCTTGAATCATTAGCCCAGTTATCAATTGTTTTGTATGGGTTGTGCCAACCTGCTGTGTGGTGTAAGAATAACCATTCAGCATTGATCGGACCTTGTTTATATTCACCTACTGGAAGGAAGTGTCTATGAATTATTAAACCGTTATCTGTTGTATAAACTTTTTCAGAAGCATCTGTAGTAGCTAACCCCATTGCATCCCATGTAGCAGGACCTACAATACCATCAGCCGTTAAACCATTTTCGGATTGCCATTTTTTAACAGAAGCTTCAGTTCCCTTACCAAAGATGCCATCAGCACCTATGTTTAAAAACTCTTGCAATTCTTTTACTTCTTTACCTTTTGAGCCAACCTTTAGTAACATAATTATTCTCCTTTTTTCGTAAATATTTTTGTAATACCATCAATACCAAATGAACCCAATGTGATGATCACAAAAGAGTTAAATACAGTATCGGTAATTACTAATTCTTTACCTAAAATACCTGTAATTACGTCTGCGGCAGCAAAAAGCACCATTACAGCGAATGAAGCAAACCCAACAATATTTTTTTCGTTTAGGTCATTACTGTCTTTAAATATATCTCTAAATGCCATAATTTTGTTTTTAATAAAATTCATCAGGGAAACTATTAGGTGAAACGTTTTATTATAAATACAAAAAGGTTAATGGAAACCCATTAACCTTAAACTTGTATATTAGGATATATTAGTTTTATTATAAAAACATTATTGAAAACATATTAACCCTCACAAGAAACACAATCAGCAGTACGTTGGAGATTATCTCCTCTCAAAATACTTTCTGAACGCATGTAATATAATGTTTTAATACCTTCTTTCCAAGCTAATTTATGTACTTCACTTATATATTTGGGTGGGTCTGAAGGATCGAATGTTAGATTTAATGAAATAGCTTGGTCAATATGTTTTTGTCTAATTCCATTTTGACGAACAATCTCATATGGATTAATTTCTTTGAACGTCAAGAATACTTCTTTTTCATCCGCAGATAAGATATGATCAGGTAACCCCATTACAGAACCTTTATCTTTTGCAATTTGTTCCCAAATACTATCAATATTATATCCTTTTGATTCAAGTAAACGTTCTAATGTTGGGTTTTTCTTAATAAATGTACCTTTAGCTGTTTTTAAGTTAAATACATTTGCGGGGATTGGTTCAATTGAAGGGGAAACACCCCCTGAGATATTTGCATTTGATACTGTGGGTGCTATTGCTTGATGGTGGGTGTGTCTTAAACCTGTACCTTTACACCATTCAGGTTCACCATATAATTCTGCTTGATCACGTGATGCTTTTAATGTTTCTTTCTCAATAAATTGAGATATGATTCGAGTGTAAGAATTTGCTTGTAAACCTGCAAATGGAATACTTTTTTCTTGTAGAAAGGTATGCCAACCTAAAACACCTATACCAATTGCTCTACCTTTAACTGCTGAGCGGTAGGTGTTTTCCATGAATTTAACGTTTTTAGATCTGTCGATAAATTCTTGTAGTACACCCTCCAAAAACCAACAAGTTAATTCAGGTAAAGTCATACCATTTTCGAATTTATAATCTTTCCATTCATCCCAACGCGCCACATTCAATGATGATAAACAACAAATGAATGAATGAAGTGGATCTGTATAAAGTGAAATTTCAGAACAAATATTTGTCATCGAAACATGCAAATTATTGTTTTTATATGCTTGAGGGTTGTTATTGTTTACATTATCTTCAAACATAATGTAAGGTTCACCTGTTTCCAAACGTGTTTTAAGAATTTCTCCCCACAAACGTAAAGCACGTGGTTCTTTATCCTCTAATTTATTCATGAAATCATCATCAATAACTACACATTGATGTAGATTCAAACATTGTCTGTTAACATCTCCCTTTGGTCGTCGAATCATCAAAAATTCCTCAATATCTGGGTGGTTAATATGTAAATTAACAGATGCTGCACCTCTTCTAACTGAACCTTGGTTTGTTGCTAATATTGTTGAGTCGTAAATTTTAGCCCACGGAACTACACCTTCAGATACACCATTACCTGCAATTTCTTTACCTCTACCTCTAATTCGAGATACCCCAATTCCTACACCCCCACCTTGAGATGATAAGCGCATTAGTTCTGAGTTTGCTAATGCAATTCCTTCAATTGAATCGTCTGTGTCAATTCCAAAACATGAAATTGGCATACCACGTTCTGTACCTAAATTTGAAAGTACAGGAGATGCTAAACATAACCAATTTTTTTCCATTGCTTCTGCAAAGAATGGTATTAAATCTTTACGTTTTAATCTACGTCCTGCTGCTTTTGATACTCTGTTAAATGCTTTAAATACATTTTCTTCTGGTAATAGGTATCCTTGTGAGATGATAGAAGTTCCAATTTCATCCATCCATTCAGGATAGTCTTTCCCTTTCACCCATTTACTTGTGTCTACGTTTAATTTGCTCATTTGTTGTTTTTATAAATCGCTCCAATCAGCGGTTGATTTTGAATAATCTGTTACTCTTCCTGCAAAGAAATCTTGATGTGTTTTACCACTTGTTAAATGTCCGAACCATTCCATTGATTTTAATAGATTTGGATCAATATCATTATATAAAGGATTATAACCTAACTCAATTAATTTTTGATTTGCTCTTTCTTTAATAAAGTTCTTTAATTGATCTTGGTTTAAACCTTCAACATTACCCATTTCAAAGGCCGCATCTATAAAATCAAACTCTAATTTAACTGAAATTTCACATGCTTCATATATAGCATCTTCCATTCCCCTGTCATTCAATTCTGGCATTTCTTCCATCATTGTTCTGAAGAGCCAACATCCTGCTTTTGAATGTAAAGATTCATCTCTAACACTATATTCTACAATTTGTCCTGTTCCTTTCATCATATTTCGCAATTGGAAAGACATTAAGATAGCAAATGATGAGAATAAATTTACACCTTCTGTAAATGCTGAAAATACTGCTAAAGATAATGCTTGTTCACGTAATGTGTCTCCAGGTAGTTCTGTTAAACGATCGATCTTTGCTTTTGCTTCAGCATCTTCCATAAATGCTTTAAAGTCATCTAAACCTAATTCTTCATTTAAACGAGCATAAGCCTCAGCATGTATTGATTCAAAATCAGCGAATACACACGCCATAGCTTTAATTTCATGCTTAGGGAACCATACTGCTACTTTTGTAGACCAATAATCGTTTACATACGTTTCAGTTTGAGCAAATGATTTTAAGATATTCCCGATTAAGTTTTTTTCTGATTCGCTTAATTTAAGTTTCCAATCATTTAAGTCAGAGGAAAGTGGAACTTCATCAGCTAACCAATGTACTCTATGCTGATCTTTAAAAAAATCAAATGCGAGTTGATATTCAAAAGGTTTGTAATGTGGACGGTATTCTGTAATTGCCATTGATTTATTATATTAATTTTATTGTTTATATATTATACATTTAATTCAAAAAATGCTTTTGATAAATGTTCTTTATCAAACTTATCGATATTAAGAGAATTAGATGAACCTTGTGTAGGAGAAGGTGAAGAATCCTCATCATATTCTGAAAGGATTTTAAAATGACCGGTTGATGTATCGGCACTCATTTGGTATGTAATACCATCCATCCCATAACGGTTCTTCATTATGTGGAATCTTCCTGTATTATTTACTTTATCTTCTTTCTTCCTAGAGAGTGAGATTGCGATATCTGTGATCATCATTTTATCGTATGATCCTGCGGCCTTATCCCCCTCAATTATATCATCCTTTGAGCCTGCTCTATTTACTTGAGATACACTCCAAATAGGTATATTAAGTTCTCGAGCAAGTCCCTTAGTACTAGTATAAATATCATCAATCTCAAATTTACGATCAGTAGAATTTCTTTTTGATTTTAAAAGATCAACATAATCTATAATTACAAGATCGGGTTTAATACCAAGTGATATAAGTTTTTGGATATGAGCTTCTATTGTAGATATAGAAGCACGACCTGTTGGGAATTCTTTAATAACTAATTCTCCTTCTAAAGTTTCTACAGCGTGTTCAACTTTTTCACGATTTTCTAAAATTTTGTTTACGGGGATTTGTGTGAAAAAAGAGTCATATCTCCTTCCAACATAATCCTCACCTAACTCTAGGGTGTAGTGGGCAACATTATATCCCATTTTTACAGCATATCCTCCTAAGGCTACTAAACTCCAAGACTTACCACCTCCGGGATTACCAAATATGAGACCAAAATCCCCATTTCCCAAACCACCTTGGGTGATATCATTTACTTCAGGCCAAGGGGTAGAAATAGTTACTCTACTATCTCCACGATATCTTGACTCAATATCTTTATTGTATTCATGTCCGATGTTTTTATCTTGTCCTGCTTTTAACGCGCCTTCAATCATTAATTTAATTGAATCATAATCACCAGCTTGGAGTAGATCTACTGAGTTGAGTAGTGCTTTTTTTAGTTGTTGGTTTTTACAAAAAGTAGAAAATTCTTCTTTAACATATTCAAGATCATCATCAGAGGATTTATAAGCTGATCTTAATTGTTCTTTAATTGAAATTTGTAAAACTTCATTTTTAATTTTTTTAAGTTCTACTTTTAAAATATCCATACTTGGAACAGTATGGTATTTTGCGTAATAACTTAATATATTTTTTATAATCCATTTGTTAGCATCACTACCAAAATCATTTTCATCTAAAATATCATGGATGTTTATAAGAAAATCTTTATGAGTGAGTAAGGAGGATATAACTTTTATTTGGAACTGAGGCCCGTATTGGTCTATACTTTGTAATGTCATAACTTATTTTTTAGGTTAATATTTATTTTAAATTTTCAAAACATTCTTTTAGCCATACATTAACATTTCTGATTAAATTTCCTAATCTATCTTGTTCATACATTTTAATAAACTCTTGTGGTTGGTATTGTGGAGTATAGGTTGTTAAATATTCTTCTATGTATTGTTTATCTGATTCATCTATCATTGGATTTTGAAGATCCATTACTTTATAACGTTTTTTTAAAGAATTAGGGTCATTTAAGATTCTAGCATATATGATATGTTCCTTTAGTTTATTTTCACTAATTCTTAAAATATCATTTAATTCTATTTTATCACCCTTAAGTTCAGGAAATAATTTATATAATTTTTTCTCCCCTAAACCTTTAACACCGGGGATTTTATCGGAATTATCTCCCATAAGGACTTTATATAGAATAAAATTATGAGGTAATATTCCAAACTGTTCTTCTACAGCATTCTTTGTATAATATTTTTTTACTATTGGAGAATAAACTATAACTTGTTCATTAACTAACTGTAAATAATCTTTATCGCTAGATACTATAAAAACTCTATCATTTGGATTTGTTGGTAAAGTATTACTTAGATACGCTATAATATCATCTGCTTCTACTTTATCAATAGATAAGGACCTAACTGGGAGGGTTTTAATGTATTGAATGATTCTTACAAGTTGGTCAATTTTAGAATCATCTTCTTCTTCATGAGAATCAAAAGCCTCCCAGTTAGTTATCCTAGAAATATTCCTTTCAGATTTATATTCAGGGATAATATTTTTTCTATTATTTGAAGATCCTACTCCATCCCATACTATATATACTTCTGTAGGTTCTATTTGTTTAATCATAGCTCCTAAAGAGCGAAAAAAACCACCTAATCCTCCTATATGAATTCCTTT